TTAATAGAAGAATATGTACAACAAAGTGTACAAAAAAGAGAGGAAGTAATAAATGAGTACAAATACTGGCTCACTGAACCGAATTTTCATAGGCTACGATCCGAGAGAAGTTAGAGCATATGATGTTTGCAAGAATAGTTTAAAATATACTACGCTATCAGTACATAAACTGTTTAGTGAAGAGATAGAAGAATATAGTAGAGATTGGGGCGAAGTTCAATCTACTGACTTTACATTTACAAGATTTATGGTACCATACCTATCTGATTACAAAGGATGGTCTTTCTTTGTTGATTGTGATTTTCTTTTCTTGGCAGATCCAGGAATGTTAATAGAAAACTTTGATGACAGCAAAGCAGTTTATTGTTGTAAGCATCCAGGATATATTCCTAACAGTCAAATAAAGATGGATGGTATTCCACAACATAGAGCATTTAGAAAAAACTGGGCTAGCTTTATTGCATTCAATAATGCTCATCCTTCTAATGCAATCCTTACACCTGAATATGTAAACAATCATAGACCAGGATTAGACTTTCATCAACTTAGATGGTTAAAAGATGAAGAGATTGGATCAATACCTTTAGAGTGGAATTGTTTAGATGACTATTATCATTTACAACATCCTAAAGCAATACATTATACAGATGGCGGTCCATGGTTCGAGGATTATCAAGATACTTTCTATGGAGACCTTTGGAAAGAAGCTGAACACAACTTACTATTAGAAAGATTAGATGATTAGAAAAAAACTCAATGACATAACTGTTATAATGACCTGGTATGGTCAAGAGAATCATTTGTTTAATCAAATGGAATTCTATAACAGAATGTATCAAACATATCCAAACCTATGTCCAAGACTTATAGTTATAAATGACGGACATGAAAAAGGTAGAGACTTCTTTAGAGAAGTTATTGATGTTCATAGAGATAGATTTGATCTTACAGGTATTGATGTAATGAAAGATATGGGATTCAATTCTCATGCATGTAGAAACCTTGGCGTTAAACAATGCAAGACTGATTGGATGTTATTAATGGATGTTGATTGTTTTGAATCTTTAGGTATGTACAAGTACTTAAGATTCTTCAAAGACTTAGATCCAAATATGTGGTATGCTCCAAAAGCAGATATGGAAATGCCTGAAGAAATGTCTTCATATGAATTACTTGATCCAAAAGGAATAATAAAATACAAGACTCATCCTAACACATGGATTATGACAAAAGAATGTTTCTGGTCTACAGGTGGATATGATTTAGAGTTTCAAGGAGTAAGACATGGTGACGCTGAGTTCTTTACAGGTATTGGAAGACCAGGAATAAAAGAATGGGATTATGATTTACTATCTGATGATGACGATAAAAGAATGATAGTGAAGGTTCCAAGAAGAGATCCGTTTTACATTAGACAAGAAAGAAGAAAACAAAAACAAGCATCACCTATTATAGATTTTGTAAGAGTTAAAAATACAGATCCTTATAGGAAGTATAGAAAGAAACTATGGAACACTCCATGGGAGTTTGTATGAGCAAGCAAGTAGAATTAAAAGTATTGAGCTCTGCTGAGTTTGCTAAAGCAATACAAGAAATAGTAGATGATGCAAAAGGTCAAATAACACACTTAGATGCAGTTCAAGAGTTTTTAGAAACTAACGAAGATGTAGAACCAGAAACATTAGCATCCCTTATTCAAAGGAATCAAAAGTTGAAGGCAATACTTTACGAAAACGCTGAACAGTTAAACTTAGTAGTAAAAGAAAGTAGATTGCCTGTAGATGAATAGATACGAACTCAAAGATATAGATTGCATACTTGCCATGTCTGGTGGAATGGATTGCGTTGCTCTTTTACATTGGTTATTAGAAAATGACAGAAAGCCATATATCTTTATAAAACAATTCAAAAATAATAAAATCTATAATCCATATCTACACAAGTGTATTGAACAAATAAAAAACTACTATAGAGTACCAATAGTATATTGGAACTTTGAAGCAGAATCAAATAGTAATGGTTTTGCAGATAGAAATAGAACCTTAGAACATAAAGAAAAAATGTTTGAACAAAATGACTTTAGAAATGTTTTCAATAGAAAAAATATAGTTCAAGCTGGCATTCCAGGTATATTAAGTTGGTCAATGTTAGCTACTTACATTAATGCAATGCATCCATGGGTATCAGAAGTATATTGGGGCATGTGTTATGGAGGATTAATTGAAAGAAATGATATGAAAGGTGATAAGTTATGGGATTATAACGATCAAGGAGACTTAGTAGCTAGAAATACAACATTAACAGAACCATTAGATAAAAGTAATTATGATGGTAGACATAAAGATTTATTTAATGGTGCATTAGCTACTCTTAGATCGATAGGTATTGAAAGTAATTTTATATCACCAATTGGATATATGACAAAAAAAGAATTATATGAAATGTTACCAAAAGAGGTGAGAGAAATGGTAACAACTTGTTCACATCCATGGATTAATGATATGAATGATTTACAAGAATGTGGTAAATGTAAAAAATGTTATGATTTGATAGCGGTAAAGAAAGCATGCGAGGAGTGGTAGCAGTAGTGGATCCATATGAAGTTTACATAAAATACTTGGCACTAAAGAGTCATTTTAGTGACCTTAACTATGATTACTTCAAGTATAATGGTAAAGTTAAAGCATGGAGATCAACATTTGATACAAGAAAAGACAAATACTTTTTCTATAAACTAAGCAAGAAAAAAGATCCAATAGAGTATCTTGTTGCTAACTTTATAGGAAGTAATGATTTTTACATAGGTAATATTAGAGCAGATGAGTCTGATCAGATATACATGGATTATAAGAAGAGAAAAGAATCTTTATCTTATGTATTCAAGAGCGACCTAAGTAAGATGAAAGAGAACTTCAATGATAACATTGTTGTTCCGGATAATGAGCACCCTTATTTGTTGAGGTTATACATGAGAGGAGATATTTCACTTGAAACGTTGACTTTAATTAATAAATGTGTTAATATATTCGACTACTGGGATAAAGAACTAAAGGATGATATTATGTGGCCAGATATAAAATTAAAAGCTGTAAAATATGATCCCTTTATGTCAGTTGACATAAATAAGTATAGAGAGATTATTCTTTCTAATTTTAAATAACGCAATACTACGCATACAACGCAATACGGAGGATATATGGTAGATTCATTTGGCGCACTCAAGCGCAATAAGGCAGAAAACTTTGACAAGTTAACTGCATCCCTTAATAAACTAAATCAAAAGTCTAGCGGACCTGGACCTGATGAACGCTTTTGGAAACCAGAAGTAGACAAGGCAGGAAACGGCTATGCTGTGATTAGGTTCTTACCTGAGCCAGAAGGAGAGGATGTCCCATTCGTAAGAATTTGGGATCATGGTTTCCAAGGACCTGGCGGATGGTATATTGAAAACTCTTTGACTACTCTTGGTCAAAAAGATCCAGTATCAGAATATAACTCAATGTTATGGAATTCTGGTATTGAGTCTAATAAAGATAAAGCAAGAAAACAGAAAAGAAGACTTAGCTTTATTTCTAATATCTATGTTGTGAAAGATCCAACTAATCCAGAAAACGAAGGAAAAGTTTTCCTTTACAAGTATGGTAAGAAAATCTTTGACAAACTTAATGAAGCAATGAATCCTCAGTTCGAAGATGAGACTCCAGTCAATCCATTTGACTTATGGGAAGGATCAGATTTCAAATTGAAGATTAGAAATGTTGAAGGATTTAGAAACTATGATAAGTCTGAACTAGATGTTCCTGCTCCTTTGTTTGACGAAGACGAGCAACTTGAAGAAGTATGGAAGTCTCAACATTCATTAGTTGAGTTTACTAATCCAACTAACTTCAAGACTTATGAAGAGCTACAAACAAAACTTAACAGAGTGTTAGGTCTTGATGGAGCAGCTCCTTCAACTACAGCAGAGAGTAGCCTACAAGCTGAACCACCTGCTGAGATTCCAGAAGCTCCTGCTGCTGTACAACCTGAGGTTGCTGCATCAGATGATGATGAGTCTTTGGATTTCTTTAAGAAGTTAGCAGAAGACTAATTTGGCATACCGCCATAAATGACACCTCGGCCGGAGGTCGGACTTCCACCTCCGCCCGAGTATTGTTGACTATTATTTTGTTGATTGTTTTGTGTTGTTACATTTGACACTGTAGTTGTACTACTAGACCCACCACCACCATCATCCATTTGAGCATCATCTAATTCACCAGTCTCATCAGCAATGTCTGATCCAGTAGGTTGTCCAAAAGCAGCTCCAAGATTTGACATATCCATACTATCATCAGCTCCTGCTACTTCTTCTGCATTTAAGGATTCAACTACTTCGTGCGCAGCCATTTGTACTGCTGTTGCAATTGGACCTTTAGCTTTTATAGGTGTACCATCTTCTTTATAAAGGTCATAGTTTCCTTCTTCATCTCTACTTCCTCTATCAATAAGAACTTTACCCATTGCTCCTTCTGTAACTTCTGTTAGATCCATACCTACCAAGTCAAGATCATCTCCTTTTAGAGCATCAGGAACTTCTACAGTACCTGTTGGTTTTAATTTTTCTACTTGTTGTTTTCTTCTTGCTGCTTGCTCTTCAGCAAACTTTTCTTTTTCTTTTCTTAATGTCTCAGCTGTAGTTTCGTTTATTTCACCTGAATCTACTTTAGCTTGAA